CGTCATTGCGTTAGAGCTTGGCATCACCAGCCGCTCCGCCGTGATTGGTAAGGCCTTCCGCCTCAAGCTTGCCCGCCGCGAGACCAGCATCCGCGCCAAGCCTATGGCTAAGAAGTTCTCCCCCAGCCAGTTTAACGCCCCGCCGCCGCCCAAGCGCGGCGTGCGCAAGGTGTACGTGCTGGCTCAGGATGACCGCCCAGCGCGCCCCGTAGAAATCACCCCAGAGCACGAGCGCAAGACGCTCCTGCAGCTTGAGGACCGTGGTTGCCGGTTTCCCTTCGGAGAGGGCGACCCGATCACCTTCTGCGGTCGGAAGCGGGTTTCGGGGCTTAGCTACTGCACAAGCCACGCACGGACCTGTTTCACGCAGACCAGCGTGGCGGAGGTTTTTGCCGACGCCGGCAAAAACCCCGACGCTGAAGGCACGGGCGGCTTTGCCCCTCAGTTATTTGAAAAAGTCGAAGAACTGGAGGCCGTGCCGTGACCGACAATCCCAAGGCCACCCGCCTCACCCTCTTCCTCGCCATGATCAACGCGGCTGAAAAGTTCGCGGCTCCGATTACCCCGATGGAATGCCTGATCGTCTCGCATCTCACGTCGGAATGGATTGAGAGCGGGGAAGTCCCTGATCCTGAGGAGTGGGACCAATACGACTACGAGATCGATCTGGACGAAGCCATCGACGAAGAAACAGCCACACAGAACTGAGACACATGAGCAGCGCATCACAACAAACATCATTCACGCGGTTTGCGGCAATCACCGCGACGGTCTGCGCAGTGGCTGCTATTGGCGGATCACTGGTTGGGATTTGGCTTGTAGAACCCGAGGTCAACGCGGGCGCGTCTGCTTTTACTCCCGAGAGGTTTCGATGGTTGCAGACCCTTAACCTAACGATGTCCGCGTCGGCCACGGGTGGCGCCGCAGCGCTGTGGGCGGAGTTGTGGAAATGAAAAACGTCATTGCTCCCAAGTGGGTCTGCGCTCTTTCCATCCTCGTCGGCGTCACCGCCTTCGGGGTTCAATGCGCGATTGATATCTTCCAGTTCACGCGCAATGTTGCCGACCCGGTTGAGTGGTGGACGCAGGTTTGGCAGGCGGCGCTTCCCACAGGGTTCACCGTAGCCTTCTCAGCCTTCGGCGGCTGCTTGCTGTACGCGCGCGCTTGGGTCAGCGCTGCTGCATTGTATGTGTTTGTCGCCCTCGTGATGGCTGTCACGGCGTCGAATGGCATCGACTATCTCGCAAACTCAACTGTTGCCAAGACGGTGGAGGCGCAGAGGAAGGTTGTAGTTGCTAACGACATTGCCGCTATTCAGACCGAGACAGCCAAGAAGGAGAGGCAGGAGACGCTGGACACCCTCTGGCGCACGTACACCGTCGCCAAAAAGTCGGAAGACAAGGAAAAGGTCCTTGGGCAGATCAAGGGCGTCACGGACACTCCGTTGCAGGTTCATGCCCCGGTTGTCGAAGAGGTGAAGATGGGCGGCGGCGCCATCCTCAAGCGCCGTTTCGGCATGAACCCCGAGATCATCCAAGAGGTGCGGTCGGTCGCGTTTCCGGTACTCATTTTGATTGGAAAGAGCCTTGCGATAACGCTGGGTTTTGCCTTCTGGCCGAAGGTTCCGGCGGTTTCCACTGAAACCCCAGCGAATCCTGCGGATTTTCCACCCACTTTCCACCCCACTTTCCACCCCCCTACGATTGAAAAGAAAACCAAAGAAGAGGCCTTGAGCCTCATCCGCTCGGAGTTTCCAAAAAATCGCACAGGGATAGGGGTCAACTTCATCGCTGACCGCTGCGGTGTAAGCCGACCGTGCGCCCGATCCTGGCTTCGTCAACTTGAAACGGAAGGCCACGTCACGCTTGCGGAACGCCAGGAGCGCTTTGGCGTCAAGCCGACAATGTATGTGAAGCTAGTCAAAACCGCCCCTGTTTTGGTGGCCAGCAATAACGACTTGAAAGCGTCTGCGTAAAAAACAAAAGCCCGCTTTGGCGAGCGGGCTTGTTTCAACCAGTGGCCGGAGGTTGGCGCCTCGTGTCGGCCGATAACGAAGATCGGTGAACACTATGTACTACAACTTTAACGCCTACGTCAAGCACAGGTTGTCCCCAAATCTTCCACCGCCGTGGTGGATTGCACCGCGCCTCACTAAGCGTGCGGTTCTCTGCGCCTACTCGTGGCGCATCGTGTCCGCCTCATCCACGCAGAGCGTCATCAATCGCTTTCGGCTGTGGGGCGCGTGATGGAACCGGCCACCCAGCAAATCAAAGCCAGCCTCGATGCGCTTATAGCCGCGATGAAAGACCCACGCATAACGCGTGAGCAGCTGATCCGCATGATCTCTACGCAAGAGGTGCGGAAATGATCGGCCACAACAGACCGAACTTTGACACCGTCGTCGAGGACAGCCTTGTACGTGGCGTCTACCTTGTCCATCTGCAGGCCCTGCAGCGCTGCATCAAAGACCCGCGCCTGGATCAACGTCACCGTCTTGTGCTGGTGGCGCTGACAGAGTGCATCAACTCCAAGTCGGCCGTCGCTTACCCTGGGCGCGCTTGGCTGGCGGCCAACATTGCCCACTACGTGCACGGAGAGCCGCGCAGGTACTCTGAGGGTACGATTGCCAACACGCTCTCTGAGCTTGTGGAGTTTGGTTACCTCTACGTGACGCGGCGCGCACCAGAGAACGGAAAGCGTGCGCTCTCTCATTACGCGGTCTACTCACCATCCGTAGAAGAGTTGCAGAGCGAAATCGCGCTTGCTTGTGCCGCCATTCGGGCACTACCCAAGCGTCAATTTCCACGGCCTGAGGTCAACTCCGGAGTTGACGTCAACTCGGTACGTGACGTCAAGAACGTGGTTGACATCAGGACCGGGCAGGAAATTCAGCAACCAATTGAAAAACAACAAGAACCAGTTTTTGAGGTCAACTCTGGAAGTGACGTCAACTCCGGACGTGACGTCAACTTTTTCGAGGCTGAGGTCAACTCCGGTCGTGGACAGGAACTAGTTAAGGAACTGGTAGAAGAGAAAGAGGAAGATAAATCTTCCTCTTCGTCCGGCTGTAAGCCGGACAATGACTATGACGCTCGGCCGATGAGCCGGGACATGCAGGAGGCTGTTCGCCTCTACAACCTTATTGCCGACGAGGCAGGCCTCCCGTTGGTGCGCTCAATGCGTTTGAGCGACAAGCGCCAGCGGTTACTTCGTGCTCGCCTCAAAGATGCTGGCGGCCTTCGCGGCTGGGCCGAGGCGATGAGCAATCTGCACAACTCCAAATTTCTCAGAGGGCAGAGCAAGAGCGGCTGGATGGCCGATTTTGACTTCTGCATTCGCCCGGACAGCTTCGACAAGCTCTGGAGCGGAAAATACACCGATGCGCACTTGCGCAAGGGGCCGACCGGAGACACGCCTGCGGCGTCGGCCTTGCGTGACGTTTACGAACAGCTTCGGGAGGGTGGCGATCCATGATGCTCACCGTCTCCGAAATTCTCCACCAAGAGCAGGTTAGGGAACGGCCAGGAGATCACTACTACACCACGTGCCCCCAGTGCTCCCCAAACCGAAAGCGACACAACCAGAAGAAGCCCTGCCTCAGGGTCCAAGTGGACGAAAGAGGCGTTCGGCTCACCTGCTTCCACTGCAGCTGGTTCAAGGCAAGATTCTACGACGAAGGAAATGGAAATGCTGGCAAAGCTTCAACTCTCAAGCGACCACAGTCAGTGGTTGGAAGCCGCCCGAAAGATCCCGTGCGAGATCGCAGCGGAGCACGGCGTGGTGTCGAAGGGGAACAGCCTTGGGTTCCAGTACACGCGGAACGGCGAGTGCTCGTTTCTGAAAATCAGAACGCCAGACAAGTCGTTTTGGATCGAGCCGAAGGGCGCCGCGTTGTTTCTGTGGAACGAGGACACGCTGAAAGAGCCGTCCGAGGCGCCACTAATCATCACGGAGGGCGAATTCGACGCACTGTCGTTCCTCGCTAGCGGGGCAACGCACGTTGTATCCGTGCCGAACGGCGCGGCCGGAAGGCCAGGAGAGGGTGACGTGATCCCGGCCAATGACAAGCAGTATGCCTACCTCTGGGAGGGCGGCCGACTAAAGCCAGCAATCGCCCAATTCAAGAAGGTCATCCTGGCGACAGATGATGATGAACCTGGCCGCATTTTGCGTGACGAACTGGCCATCCGCATTGGGCGCTCGCGTTGCTGGTTTGTGATCTATCCAGACGGCTGCAAAGACGCGAACGAGGTTCTGCAGCGTCTGGGCGCGGATGCTTTGCAAGACATGATTGCAGATGCGAAGCCCATGGTTCCCAACCAGCTCGTAAAGTTTTCCGATCTTCCCCAGCGGGGTGATCAGAAGCAATACAGCGCTGGATGGTCCAAGCTTGACCCGCACTTCCGGTTTGCGCCGCCGCAGCTGATCGTCATTACTGGCGTCCCCAATGCCGGTAAGAGCGAATGGGCAATCTGTATGCTGGCCAATCTCGCGCGCATCCATGGCCTCAAAGGGGCAATCCTTCAATTTGAAGACAGTCCAGAGCGTAATCGGCGCACCCTGCTCACCTACGCAAAAACGTGGAGGGGGCAGGGCAACGGCGTCGGCATTCACGATGAGCCCGCAGTGTGGGTGGACGCGATGTTCCGCACAGTCACGCCGAACGAAGACGTCGATGATGACCGGGATTTTGATCTGAAATGGCTACAGGGCGCGATTGAAGAAGCCGCCATTCGCCATGGCTGCAAGTGGGTTCTCATCGACCCATGGAACGAAGTTGAACATCTGTGGGGCCGCCAAGACACGGAGGCTTCCTATCTCAATCGAGCAATCAAACAGCTTAAGCGCATGGCGCGCAGGTACCAGATTGCAATCATCGTTGTGGCGCACCCGACCAAGGACGGCGGCAAAAACTCCACGCTTGCTGACGCGTCTCTGTACGACATCGCGGGCGGCGCCGTGTGGAACAACAAGGCCGATCTTGGGGTGATCGTTTACTCCGATAATCCGGCCTCAACGACGGTTCGAGACATCAAGATCTGCAAGTCGAAGAACTATTTCACCATGGGCGTTCCAGGGACTGTCGTCATGGAATTTGATCCTGTCAAAGCAACCTACAAGTGCAAGGGCTAACACCATGAAGCGCGATGACGTTATTCAGGCAGTGCAGAAGAAAATGGAAGACCTCGGCATTCCGCAGCACGTCGCCAGCGTGCGCAAAGTTCCGAGCAGCGTCGAGTGTCAAATCCTTATGGGAGGAGCCGACGTTTTAAACATCAAAGCTCGCTCCGGCATCACACATCCCGAGCTGAAGATGCTGCTTCAGGAAATCGAGGACAAGTGGCACCTCAAGCACGACCCGACCGGCTCTCAGACCGACCTTGAGGAAGCAATTTCGGAGCGGGAAATGGCATGACCCCCTCTCTCGAAATCCGCGAAGAAGCAGCAAGGCTGTTCGAAGCATGCGACGCGGCGGAAGAAGCTTACCGCGCGATTGAGGATGAGCACGGTTCTGCATTTGCGAAGCTGCATGACTACGACTGGGTCGATGCGTGGACGAAGTACGAGGCGTTTACGAACATCCATCATTTCCGCCTACTGACGGATGCCTCGCGCCTCTATCTTCGGTGTGCAGAAACCAACATTCCGCTTTGTGATACCGACGAATGCATAGAAACAGAAACCGGGAAGTTAATGATTGTAAAACAGGCGGCGTAAAACAAACAAAACGGAGATGGAAATGAAATATCTGTGGAAACTCGCTGGAATATCGGGTATTATGTTTGTGCTTGGGGCGAGTTCCCCAGTTCTCGCTCAAAGCAATCTCTCGTGCTCCCTAGGCGCTCAAGCTGGATTGACGATTGCTTCGTCTGAGATCTCCGGGACGGGGTTTTCGCTGGACGGCTTGAGCGCTCGGTCCCGGAGCCCCGATTTCGGCCTTTACACGGGCTGCCTCTACAAAATCCCCACCACCCCTTTCGCAGTCGGCCCCTGGGGCGAATACAATTGGCGAGCGGTGGACTTCAAAGCGAGCGCTGGGCCGGTTGGCCTCACAGTGGGCCTTGGCAATGCTTGGGCACTTGGTGCCCGTGCTGGCTACGTCCTCTCGAATGGCGTGATGCCTTACGCCTTGATCGGCTACACGAGAACGGAACTGACCCTCCCAGCAGGTACACCCATCAGCAGCGATCTGAAGGGGTGGATGATGGGTGGTGGCATCGAGGTTCCGTTGGCGAAGAACCTGTCGTTTGCTGGCGAGGCCCGCTGGACTAAGTACGACGCGGTTGACCTCACGCCGGTCACGACAATCCCCGCAAGCCTGAAGACGGATGGGCTCAGCGTTATGGGCCGCCTCTCGGTCACACTGAACTGAGGCCACCATGCAGCAGCCTGAAGACCACGCCATCCACCTCCTACGAGCCGAACAACGCGGTGTTGAGATTTCAATGGAGATGCTTGGTCAGGTCTTCAGGCATGCAAGGCCCATCCACACGACAGACACAAGGCCCGCAGAACTTCCCGACGAAGCCATGACTAGGCTGGACGACTACAAGGCAAGCATTGAGCGGGAAATTAAACGCCTACGCATGAAGCGACAGGGGGCAAATCGATGAGCAACGTGCATCCGATCCATCCTGAGAAGGCCACCCCACAGCAAATTCTGGCGCAAGCCTACGCACAGGCGCAGGCGGGAGACATCAGGGACGTGGTGATCGTCTACTCGCGTCCAGACGGAGAGATAAAGATCGCGCATGCAGGGTGTGTTCCAAGCGATTTGGCGGTTGCAGCCCTTATCGTTGAGGCAGAAGCCCGCAAGGCACTAGAAATCAATTGGTGAGTGACCCATGATCCGCTCTTACCGTGAATGGCTTCCTCTCGTTCTCACTCTCGCAGTGATCGCATACGTGGCGCATCTGAAGGGATGGCTGTGATGATCGTTGAGCTTCAGCGGTTCGTGGAGTTCGGGGCGGATTACTTCAGCAACGAGCCCCGGCGCAAGAGCGATCTTGTGTTTGAGCCGATGACCATCAACACGGATTACATCGCCTGGGTTCATCGCGAAGACTGCGGCCCGTTTGAGATGTGTGTTTTTCATATGGCTGATCGGGGTGGCAATTTTCGCTTCGACATCACCTACAAGAAAGCTTGCGCTTTGATGCGGGCACGGAGGAAAGCGGCATGACCACCGGCCACCGCATTCACATCAAAGGCTTCCGCCTCGACAAGAAGACCGGCAAGCCCGTCAAGTCTGTTGCTCATCTCGACGTGAGCACCCGCCTCAAACAGGCGGCATCAAAGAAAATCAGGATCAATAGGGGGACAAAGTGAGCTTTAGCGTTATGGCCTCCATCCCGTTTTTCCGGTGCTACGTGCGCCGGGAGTACACGAGGAACCTGCAGGACAGGCATGGCGAATTCATCCCAGCCATCGCCTATGGCGTCCGCTGCGTCCGGGGCCACTCCTTGTGGTTTCAGTGCATGCTGATGGAGCCGGAAGGCGAAGCCCCCAACGACACGGGCGGCGCCAGCTTCCTGCTCCCCATCGAGGCCATCTGCCACCAGCCATGCCCCAGGCCAGCAGAGATGACCTACGTCCAACCGTGGGACGTGTTCTCTTCCGACTTCGGCGTCTGTGAATTCGACTTGCTGTCTCGCGGCGCCGTGTTCGTGCTGCCAGAGAAGCGCCCCGGCCAATACCGCTTCACGCTGGACTTTATCGGCTCAGACCTGGCCATGGACCCAGAGCAGCACAAATCTTTGCACGTCGTATTCATCGAGGGCGGCTTGATCGGCGCCTTCCCGAACAACCGCATCCTCTGGCGCGATGACGCCTTCTGGAAAGTCATGGACCAGCGCCCAGACTTTGAATCGCTTGCAGGCGAATTCCGCGCCGAAGGGCACCAGCACATCTTCACTAAACCCACCATCAGCCCCATACGGGAGGCCGCAGAATGACAACGACAGTCTCATGGTACGCCATACGTGTGGCGCCAAAGGCTGAATTTCGCGTCCAGGGCGCCATCTCGCGTTTGGAGCGGCCAGCTATCATGCCGTTTGGAGAACGGTCTGTAGCGCGAGAAAATCGGCCTTCCTTGAGGCGCTGGAGGAAGTACCCCCTAATCCCGGGGTATGTCTTTGCCGGTTTCTTCGATATGGCGGACTTTGCGCACGTCCGAATGGCTATCAACGCGCCCCTTGAGCACACGGGCCAGCCTAGGGACATCATCGGCCTTGTCGGCTTCGGCAATAAGCCTGCCGTCCTGAGCAAGGCAGACGTGGCCATGTTGTCCGTGATGACGGATGAGCCGCCCGTGGAAGAGGTTCCATTCGCAGTCGGGCAAGACGTGATCGTTTATGGCCAGCGGACCAAAGTCCATACCAACCATCCACAGAGGCGCGAGTTTGATGCCTTCGTTGACTTCCTTGGCGGCGCTCGCCTTGTACGCACGAGCTACGACACAGCGACGGCTGCGTAATTTTATTATCTACAACCGAAATAATGTACCGTTAGTGAGTAATTATGTTGCGTAGATGTCAGGAATGCGTTAATCACACGACACAGTGGTTGCGTCGCGTTTAGGGGGCTGGCCCATCCGCTTCGGAGACATAGCCACAGTCCCCCGCGACAGCAGGAGATGTCCTGCATTTGGCGAAGCGTGTCCAAATGCGGTCGAACAGAATACACTATTCGTCGCCAAAATCCATCAAATTCAGACCCGCCCAGAGCATTCCGCCCTAGGCGCAAACTCCCTGCTCTATTCCGCGAACCCGGATTTAGGCAGGGCCCTCTATTCAAGTCACCCCGAAATAGTGACGGCCCGCTCCAGGGAGACTAGAGCAGGCCGTTATGTGGGTGCAGACGCCTTACGCAACACGTCACCAAACGCAACACACTCAACACCTGCAATAATACGAAACATTGTGATCGAAGTTTGGCGCCTTCGGAGAATTAGTCATGGATTGGACGAATACGCAGGCGGACGCGGCTGGTATTGAGCACCAGATGGAGATGCGCCGTCTCATTGAGCAGAACCCTTGGCTTGCCACAGCTCTTGCTGGCGCCGGTGGCGCCCTTCAGTCTGTTCCCGGCCAGCTCACGTCTGATCAAGAGCGCTACGCTTCTAACCTCCGTCAGCATGCCCCCGGCACCTATAGGGCAGGCGCCTATGGCTTCCCCGCCGCTGTTGGGGTTGGTGGCGCTATGATCGGAAACCCCGTGATGATGGGAGCAGGCGCCGCAGGCCTCGCAACATCGGCCGCACGCGATCCCCTCGTCATTCAAAACCGCCTTTGGGGCAAATGACGGCGTGAAACACCCTCGTCAATGTTTCACGGCAAACAAATGACCATCGCAATGTCCAAAGAGGAGATCCTAGGCGCAACCCAGCGCCTGATCTCCCAAGTCCACCGCCACTTAGAGAACGACCCCAAAGACATTGACGTGTCCCAGGCCATCAACCTCCTAGAGAGGGCAATGGTCCGCCTCGAAAGCCTCAGACAAAATCCCCTCATGGATCTCGATGACCAAGACAAAGGCGTCCGACATTCTTGACCTTGCCTTTGCGCTTGGTCTTTCAACGCCCAAGATCGTTACTGGGTACGAAAAGGGCTCCACAATCTACATCCTAAGCCACGGGACAATGCCCGTGCGCCACGCCGTCATGATCTACAGCTTCACGACACTGGCAGAGGCCGGAAAGAAACTGGCCCATTCCGCCAATCTCCCCCTTGCCCACGTCCATAAGGCAATCGCAACCCTGGGCGTAAAACAGACCGTTTCAGCATGACGAAACAGAAGAAAAAACATGCCGGAAAAGCAGAGGCAGTTACAACTGAACCTGCACTCGGAAAACAGCCCGTTCCGGCACAGCTCACTCCATGGAAACCCGGCCAAAGCGGGAACCCTCTTGGAAGACCAAAAGGCAGCCGCAATAAGCTCGCGGAAGACTTCATCAAGGATCTTCACGAGGCCTGGCAAACGCAGGGCAAAGAGACCATCGAAAGGGTCATCTCTGAGCGCCCGCATGAGTTTCTGAAGGTCGTTGCTGGCCTTCTGCCGAAGGAAATCAAAATCAAGGACGAACTGAGTGAGTTCAGCGATGAGCAGCTTGCAGCCCTCAACGCTCTTGCAGTCGCACTCATTGGAGACGCTGAAGGCGATCTCAGCGCGGATCAAGCGGGAGCAGGATCGAAGGCGCTCAATTGATCGGCTGAAGTTCTACGCGCCGTATGGCAAGCAAAGGGACTTTCACCGGGCGGGCGCTACGCATTCAGAGCGGTTGTTCATGGCAGGCAACCAGCTTGGCAAGACGGTTGCTGGTGGCGCCGAATGGGCCATGCACCTGACCGGGCGTTATCCTGATTGGTGGGATGGCGCCACGTTCTCTAATCCCGTCACCCTTTGGGCGGCAGGCGTGACCGGCGAAAGCACCAGAGACAACCCGCAGCGCATTCTAGTTGGCCCCCCACCCAAAGAAGAGGAGTGGGGCACAGGGATGATCCCGAAGGATGCCCTTGTTGATTGGCACCGGGCTATGGGCATCGCCAATCTGCTTGATACGGTCATCGTCAAGTGGGGCGGTGGCGGTGATGTCCAGCAAGGCGAAAGCCAACTTAGCTTCAAGGCCTACGAGAAGGGCCGCGAGAAGTGGCAAGGCCCCACAATTGATGGGGTCTGGTTTGACGAAGAGCCTCCGCTTGAGATTTACACGGAAGGACTGACGCGCACCAACAACGGCCAGCGCAGCCAGTTCACCATGACGACGTTTACCCCGCTTCTTGGCATGTCGGAAGTCGTTCGAATGTTCCTGACGCCAAAGCAAATCGAAGGGATGATGAACAAGTGAGCCGCCACGTCACGGTGATGACCATCGACGACGCGGAGCACTACACGCCAGAGCAACGGGCGCAGATCATCGCAAGCTATCCCGAGGCAGAGCGCGAGGCGCGCGCCAAGGGTGTCCCCGTTCTCGGCTCTGGCCGCGTCTTCCCAGTCGATGAGACGAAGATCAAGTGTGACCCGTTTCCGGTCCCCCGCCATTGGGCGCACATCATCGGAATTGACTTCGGCTGGGATCATCCCTTTGGCGCCGCCAAAATCGTCTGGGACAAGGACTCGGACGTTATCTATGTGACGGCCTGCTATCGCGAGCGGCAAGCAACGCCGCCGATCCATGCTGCCGCCATCAAGCCTTGGGGCGATCGCATCACGGTTGCCTGGCCGCACGACGGTCTGCAGCACGACAAGAGTTCAGGCCTCCAGCTCAAAGAGCAGTATATCAAGCAAGGCCTTAACATGTGGCACGAGCACGCCACGCACGAGGCTGGCGGCTTTGGCATTGAGGCTGGAATTCTAGAGATCCTTGAGCGGATGCAGACTGGCCGCTTCAAGGTGTTCTCAACCCTTAGCGAGTGGTTCGAAGAGTTCCGCCTGTACCACCGCAAGGAAGGCATCATCGTGAAGCTGGCCGATGACATCCTCTCGGCTACGCGCATCGCAGTAATGATGCGCCGCTTTGCTCTTCCCTTGGGGCAGGAGCCAGACAAGCGGCCCAACGGCGACTATGGCTCTGAATACGGCTATGCAGATGAAAACTGGAAGGTGGCATGAAGATCACGCGGGAAATCGTCAGAGACACGTTCCGGGCCAAGCAGAGCATCACGAATTCGTCCGATGACGCCTTGGTGGACATGATGCTCAGCCGGGTTGACCCCATCAGCAGCCTGATGTCCGACGACAAGGCTGCCATTGCGGCTGCCGCCGATGCCGAAGAGGCGAACTACCAAGAGCAGCGCCAACGTTTCGCAGAAGAAGCCAAAGGCTAAGCACCCGCCGTGCAAAACTTCGCGCCCTCACTCGAAGAGCAGATGGCTGCGCCGCCCCAAGACGGCTTGCAGTACGTCGAAGGCATGCAGCCGGAACCGGAACCCATGGTTCTGGCAGAGCGCCTTCCTGCGACTTCGCTCTGGCGCATGTATCAGGCTTGGGAAACCGCCAAGACCGCCGAAAACCTGGAGATGTTCGAAAGCTCCAAGTATTACCACGGCAAGCAGTGGTCTGACGCGGAACTGAAGGAACTCAAGAAGCGTCGTCAGCCTCCGACCGTCAAGAACCGCATCCGCCGTAAGGTGGACTTCTTGGTAGGCGTTGAGCAGCGCTTGCGCCGTGATCCCAAGGCCTTCCCGCGCAATCCGGCTGGCGAAGCCGCAGCGCAGACAGCCACCGCCGTCATTCGCGGCGTACAGGACATGACCAAGTGGCAGTCCGTCGCTTCGGAGTGCGCTCGTGATGCGCTTATCCGAGGGATTGGTGTTCAGTGGTCTGGTGTCACCAAGAACCGCAAGGGCAAGGTGGACATCAAGAAGCACCAGGTCAAAGGTGATCGGTTCTTCTATGATCCTCGCTCCGAGGAGTGGGACTTTTCTGACGCGCAGTTCCTAGGTGAAGCCCAATGGATGGACATTGAGCAAGCCCGGGAGTTGCTGCCTTGGGCCACCGACCTCATTGACCACCTAGGCGAATACGCCTCGGGCAACAACACGCGCGGTTCGCTCCCCCAGCTCTTTGAGAAGGAAAAGAACTGGACGCAGTGGGTGGATACCCAGAAGCGCCGGATCTATCTCGTCTCGATCTGGTATCGCTACCAAGGCCAATGGCTGTTTGACTACTTGGTGGGTGAAATCTCGCTGTGCCCCGACAAGGAGCGCACCAACGACAAGACGGGCGAAGTCTACCCGCCGATTGACTGCCTCTCGCCCTACATCGATGAGAACGATAGCACCACGCATCCCTATAAAGCGTGGAGCCCTTACGTTGACTCCGATGGCACCCGTTACGGCATGATCCGTGACATGCGGCCCATTCAGGATGAGATCAACAAGCGCTCATCCAAGGCGTTGCATCTTCTCACCGTGCGCCAAGTGCAGGTTGAGAAAGGCGCCGTTGACGACATTGAGAAGACCCGCCACGAGCTTGCCAAGCCGGATGGTCTGATTGAGATCAACCCCGGCAAAAAGCTGGACGTGATTAGCCAGACGGCACAGATCCAAGGCAACTTGGAACTGATGCAAGAAGCCAAGGCAGAGATTGAGAACCTTGGGCCTAACCCGGGCCTCGTAGGCCGTGGCGTTGAAAAGCAGTCCGGCCGCGCCATCCTTGCCCAGCAGAATTCGGGCATGACGGAGCTTTCCCCCGTGTTCGCACGGATGCGGGAATGGAAGCTCCGCTGCTATCACCACGACTGGAACCTCATCCGCAAGTTCTACACCGACGACCGCTATATCCGCATCACGGGTGACGAAAAGGCCGTCCAGCATCTACGCATCAATGCCCCCGTCGTCAACGAGATGGGCCAGATTGTCGGCGTTGAGAACGTCGTGGCTGAAATGGACGTGGACATCATCTTGGACGAAGGCCCCGACACGATCACGATGCGGGAAGAGCTGATCAACGCCATCAGCGACCGTCCTGATATCCCCGTTGAGCTTATCATCGAGATGTCCAGCCTGCCGGACAAGGACTCCGTTCTCAAGAAGCTGGCAGAGTTCAAAGCCCCGCCGCCTGACGTTCAAGAGATGAGCAAGCGGATGGCCCAGCTTGAAGAAGCCATGGCCGCCAGCAAGGTAGACAAGCAGCAGGCTGACACGGAGAAGGTGCGGGCTGACACGGCGAAAGTCATGGTCGAATCTATGATGCCGCCCGAGGCCTTCCCGCAGATCTTCCCGCTGACCTATGGGCGCCCGACGTTTCTAGATCAAGCTGTAGGCATGATGGGCGGCCCGCCGCCGCCTCAGATGCCGCCGCCCGGCATGGAGCAGAACGCCCTGGCTGGGCCGACCGGGATGCCGCCCGATATGCCACCCGACGCCATGCAGCCTAATGCGATGATGCCTGAGGGCATGCCGCAGGAAGACTACCTTGCCCAGATGGCTCCGTATCCTGATCCCCGGGAATACACGGAGCCGCAGCTTGGTGAGCGCGGCGGCCTACCCATCGGCCCCATGTAACCACTCACGTTTGTCGTGAAACATTTCACGCTGCGCGCGTCGCTTGGCGCGTGGCTGTTGTGCGCATCAACCAAAGCGGCTCGCCTCCGTGGGCGTAAAGCACGGCGCTAATTCGCAAGACGGCGACAGGTTCGGCGGTTCGTCCCCTCCAACGACACAGGAGAGATTCGCAGTGGATACCGTGATGGAGTCCGATCCGTTGGCTGATGCCATGCAGGCGCTCGTTGAGCCCTCTGCAGAGGTAGCACCAGACGCTCAGACGCAAGTTGAGACGCAGCCCGTTGCCCCTCCGGCACCGGAACCTCCGCCCCAGCCGTCCCGCACAGTCCCGCTGCCTGAACTGATGGAAGAGCGCCACAAGCGCCAATTGGCAGAACGCGAACGCGAATCTGCCCGGCGTGAATTGGAACTCGTTCAAAGGTTCATTGAAGGGCAAAGGCAACAGCAGCCCCCGCCGCCGCCGATTGACCCGGTTGCCGATCCTGAAGGCGCTTTCCGCGCCCTCGCAGAACGGCAAGCCATGATCGCACAGCAGATGCAGGAACAGTCCCTGCACCAGCGCGCGAACATGTCGGAGATGTTTGCCCGGCGTGACCACGGTGACGAGAAAGTCGAAGCCGCGATCCAAGCTGCTGTCCAGTCCGGTCTCAACCGTAACTTCATGATGCAGCCTGACCCGTATGGAGCGCTCATGCGCTGGCATGCGGCGCAACAGGTTGCCTCTGAAGTCGGCACCGACCTGCAAGCGTACCGCCAGAAGGTGGAAGCGGAAGTCCGCGAACGCCTCCTGGCCGAAGCACGCGCAGCCGGAAGGCCCGCCCCTCAGAACCTCCCACCGTCGCTGTCAACAGCGACCCGAGCAAATGTCCCGAATTCTCAGGTTGTCGATGACCGCGACTTCTTCAAGTCGGCATTCGCCAAGCGAATGTAAATCCTCAAAAGGTGACGGACCATGGCTACCACGACGACCCCGACCGATCTTGCACTTACTAAGTGGCGTCAAGAGTACTTCCTCGAATACGTTCGCGGCCACGGCTTCAAGCCGTACATGGGCGCAAGCAGCGAAGGCATCAACGCCGTCATTCACACGGCGATGGACCTGCAGCCCAAGGGTAAGACCCTGACCATTCCGCTTGTGGGTCGCCTGACCTCCAGCGGCGTAGTCGGCAACACCCGACTGTCGGGCGCTGAAGAAAGCCTTGGCAAGCACAGCCACTCCGTCACCATCCAGTATCGCCGTAACGCTATCGAGTTCTCGGCGCAGGATGAGCACTACGACGCTTCCAACGCTCGCGATGCGGCCCGCCCGCTTCTGCAGCAGTGGAGCCAGGAGAAGCTGCGCGACGATATCATTGACGCCATGCATTCCGTGTCATTCTCCGGCGCCTCGGTGAAGACCTTCACCACGCCGCTCAATTCGTGGAATACGGCGGCAACGGCTGGCGAGTGCAATACGTGGGTGGCTGCCAACAGCGACCGCGTGCTGTTCGGAAAGCTGGTATCCAACTATTCGGCCACCTTCGCCACGGCAACCGCCAACATCGACAACACGGACGACAAGCTCACCGCTGCTGCCGTGTCTGTCATGAAGCGCATTGCCAAGACGTGTGATCCGCATATCCGTCCCATCCGCACCAATACGGAAGACGGCCGCGAGTATTACGTCATGTTCACGGGCTCCATCTGCTTCCGTGATCTCAAGGCGGACAGCAGCATCATCGCTGCCAACCGCGATAGCCGCGCCCGCGAAGGCAACGGCATGGACAAGAACCCGCTGTTCCAGGACGGTGACTTGATCTGGGATGGCGTGATCATCCGCGAGATCCCGGAATTCCCGGTGTTCTCCAACGGCACGATCAACTGCGGGGCTGCAATCCTTTGTGGTGCGCAGGCTGTTGCGGCGGCTTGGGGTCAGATGCCCCGCCCGACTGAGAAGAAGGAAACGGACTACGGCTTCTTCACGGGCGCTGGCATTGAAGAGATGATCGGCGTGAACAAGATCATGCGCAAGCATGGTGTGACCGGCGCCTTTAAGGACAACGGAATTGTCACAGGCGTGTTCGCAGCCGTAGGAGACGCTTGATAGCGGCATGACCTCATAGCGGCGCCCTCAAAGGGCGCCGCTCCCTCCCAAATCTCTCAGAAGGAAATGCCACTATGGCAGTCTATTACACCGCTAAGGCCCCCTCCAACGGCGGCGGCCCGACGACTGGTTACGGCGGAAACCGTGGCCTTGTTGTTCTTGAGAACCAGGTTGCTGTCACGGTCGCGGCCTCCGACAACGCGAACGACGACGTGGGCTTCTTTTACGCCCCCGCTGGCTTCGTGGTCGTTGGTGGATCGATCTCCGCTGGCGACATGGACAGCACGACGACGCTGGTTTTCGACTTCGGCATTGCGGGCACCGAAGACCTGTTCTTTGCCGCCAGCGCGGTGGGCCAGGCTGGCACCTACTCCGCAGCGCTTGCCCCGACTGGCCATCTCTACAAGTTCACAGCTCGCACGGAATGTCGCCTCTTCACCAAGACGGCAACTGGCGGCACCCCCGCCGCCGCGACTGTCAAGGTGGCCCTGATCGGGTTCATTGATCCCGACTACAACACGACCGCTCAGACGGTCTCCACCTAACGCGCTTGAGAGGCGGGCCTCGGCCCGCCTCTCTCCCATCCTGACGAGAGGCAACGCACATGCAGCAGGATCTTGCAAATATCTGGCGCCGTCGTCAGCAGTTTGAAGGCACGGACCACCCTGGCTTTAGGCTACAGAACCTCACCACGACGCAGCGCGATGCGCTCACGGGTGATGGAGCGGCCAAGGCGGGCGACAAAATTTGGAACACGACGCAGGCCGCACTCAACATCTACGACGGCTCCGCCTGGCAGATTGTGGGCGTTCCCAGCTCCGTTGGCACTGTCACCACGACGGCCACAACCGCCGTTGAAGAGTACGGCAGCGGCATTGAGCATCTAACCAAGCTCACCATGACGGCGTTTTCTCTCGGCAACACGGCTGACAATGCCTCGCTAGGTATTGGCGCCAAGTTCTATACGTTCCCCGCTGGAACAATCATCGTTACCGACGCAACACTGGTTGGAAGTCTGACGGCAGCCATCTCGGTAACGACAAACACGCCGGAAATCGGCATCGGCACTGTGGTTGCTTCTGGCGCCGTGTCTGTTCTTTCGGGCACCGCCACCTTTGAGGACATCATCGACGGCAACGTGTCCGGCACTGGTGGAGATACCGTTGCCCCCGATGTTGCGGGGACCGCTTTTTACAAGTCGTCCAGCTTCACCAGCAACGTCCTCATCAAAACCACGGGCGGCAAGTCGCGCGATCTGTTCTTGAACGCAGCAGCGGCTTGGAATGACGTAACTGCGGCCGGTGCCCTGACGTTCACGGGCGTCATTACACTCAAATGGACGAAGGTCTCCTAAAGGAAACGCAATGGGCTACGGCACCACAACGGTCGGCAAGTTCACGCGCATTCGCGATGTTACTCTCTCGACCGACACCAGCGCCTACGCGAACGCCGATTTGCTGGCGGATACGCAATCCATCGACGCGTTCTTTAAGGATGTCGATGGCACGGGTTTAATACAGAGCGTGGCCTTGATCGATACCGACGACCAGACGCTCTACAGCTTCAGTGTTTGGTTTTTGGATGGGACAGGGTCTCTGGGAACGGAGAACAGCGCACCAGCTGCCACCGATGCCGTCTGCCTTACCGTTCTCGCCAAAGTGGACTTTGCAACCACTGACGGCCTCGATCTTGGCGGCTCCAAGGTTTATTCCAAGACTGGCTTGAGCATCCCAGTTAAGGCCATAGCTGGCACGGATGATCTCGGGGTTGCTGTGGTCGTCACTACGGGCACGCCAACGCATACCGCGTCCGGCATCAAGCTGCGCATTGGCGCAATTCTCGACTGAGGTCACATGAAAGCTCGATACATCGGCGGCGAAAGTGAACCCGGTAGCCGCAGCACCAAGCTCTTTGGCATCACGGTTTACTGCGACCAAGTGTTTGACGTGCCCACAGGCTTTGAAAAGAAGGCCCGCCTCAATCCATATGTGGAAGTGATTGAGGATGTTGCAGACGTGGCGGCAACGGACGCCGTAGAGCCGGAAGCGCCGAAGCGCACACGCAAGACAAAGCCCAAAGCTGATGCTGACGGCGCCTGAATAGGAGGGCACGCCCTTGTCAATCTCTAACGCTACGGAAAACGCGATCTTGAATTTGCTGTTTTCCGCAACTGCTTGGGCAAACTATGCAGACAACGCAGCGTCGTCTCCAGAAACCAACATTCATGTTGCGCTTCACACGGCTGACCCTGGCGACGCTGGCACGATGTCCACGAGCGAAGCGGCATATACGTCCTATGCGCGGGTCAACGTAGCGCGCTCTACGGGGTGGTCTACAGCATCCAGCGGCAGCGTCTCGCCTGCGGCCACGATTGCTTTCCCGGCCTGCACTGGCAGCAGTTCCACCGTGACATACTGGAGCACGGGGAAAACGGGCGGTGGCGCTACGGCGATACTGTTCTCCGGCACCGTTTCGCCATCGCTTAGCGTGTCCTCGGGGATTACTCCGCAGCTCACCACGAGCAGTACGGTGACCCTAGACTGATGGCCTACGCCGACGCCATGCGCCGCTGCCTTGTAGACCTGGACGTGCCAGGCATCAGGGCCTTGTGGAAGTTGGTGTCCCCGCATCTGCCGCAAATGAGCGATGACCAGACGCTTGTCGCTTTGCACATGGCAAGAACCGCAGCAGAAAGCGTTCCCTTCCGCGTTCGGGCCTACTCCCACAAATGGCTCTTGGAGCGTGGGCACAAGTCGCAACTGCCTGACCGACTGAAGCCAAGGGCGGAACGCATCTATCCGCGTGTTGTTGGTGCCGTTGGCATCTCAGCAAACAGCAAGCATCTCATCGTCAAGCAGAGCGTCCAGGGCGCTATGGAGCGCGCAGTCTTGGATTGCTACGCGAACGGCGATGAAGATCCTTCAATTGTGAAACCTAGGATGATGGACGCGAGGGCCAAAGAGCTTCGCGGCCTCAACCATGACCGCAGGTTCTGGCGCTAATGGCATTCCTCCTGAAAGATCGCGTCAAGGAGACGACGACGACCACGGGCACGGGCTCCATCTCCATGGGTGGCGCCGTGACGGGGTTTCGCGCGTTCTCTTCTGCGTTTTCCACGGGGGATACGACCTACTACACGATTGATGGCGGCTCTGGGGAGTGGGAGGTTGGCCTTGGCACGCTGACCAGCGGAACGCCCTGGACGATGGCGCGAACTTCAGTCCTGGCGTCAAGCAACGCGGGCAGTGCGGTCAATTTCAGCGCTGGCACCAAGAATGTCTGGTGCGATGCCCCTGCCGTTATGGTTTCCCCCGGCGGCTCCACCACTCAGGTGCAGTACAATAACGCTGGGGCTTTTGCGGGCGACAGCGGGTTTACCTACTCCAGCACCAACAAAGCCATCACTCTTGGTGGGGCAACAGTCACAGCCTCTGCGCCTGTGCTGGATCTTTCCCAGACGTGGAACAACTCCGGCGTCACGTTTACGGGCTGGAAGCTCAACGTCACAGATACAGCCTCTGCATCTGCCTCTCTCCTTATGGATTTGCAGGTGGGGGGGAGTAGTAAGTTCAAGGTTGACAAAAGTGGCAACGCAACCGTTCCGCTTGGGTTCATTTGCGGATACATGCAGGTTGCTGACGCTGGCGGGTTCCTGTCCGCGACACGCTCTCAGTTCAAGACCAATAGCGACGGTACTTGGACTATGTATAATTCGGCAGGCACGTCGTTTACGTCGCTAAGCTGGTACACTGACACCATCCTCGCCCGCGACGCAGCTAACACTCTCGCCCTGCGTAACTCTACATCAGCGCAGACGTTCAATGTCTACAACACGTATACGGATGGAAGTAACTACGAGCGCGTTTCGCTGCAGTATTCTGCAAACGTAGCCTATCTTGCGTCTGAGGCGGCAGGCACGGGTACCGCGCGCACCATCGCTATATCTTACGCTGGCACTTATGTTGCGTCGTTCAGTACTTTCGGCATAAATATCAACCAGTCGCTGCTGTTCCCATCCGACAACACCTACGACATAGGTGCAAACGGCGCCACGCGCCCACGCAACGGCTACTTCGGCGGCACTCTGCAATTCGGCACGCACTCCGCAATCGGCGCCGAAACCGTCACCGGCTATATCACCATCACCGACGCAGGAGGCACGACGCGCAAGATTGCCGTCGTGAGCTAACCCATGAACTACTCCATCACTCTCTCTGGACAGTCCTATACCCTGTCCACAAATGACGATGCGCAGATTGCCGCGATTGCAGCATGTAGGGCACGAGTGAATTCCTCGATGCCTCAGACAGTCAAGGACGGGGAGAACGATATCCCGAACCCTGAACTGTTAGCAGATGACAATGCCTTCCTTCAGCGGGCTTTTGATGCGTGGGCGATTGGTAATCCGGGCTACACGGCAGAAGACGTAGAGGCCACGAAGGTTCGCGCCTTCGCAAGCTACGCAGGGCAAGAGCCGCCGCAGCAGATTGTGGAGGCGGAAGTCCTGACAGGCGATGCTCTTAAGTCAGCCCTTAAAGCCTACGCCGCGCAAAAGCGCTATGCCGTCGAGACAGGCGGCATGAGCTTCAACGGCCTTGCCATTCCCACGGACCGCGAGACGCAGAGCAAGTTGAGCGGCGCCGTGCTGGCCTTTCAGACAGGTGCGCTCTCAAACGCCATCGATTGGAAAACCGCAGCAGGCTGGGTGCAGCTCGATCAGGCCGCAGTGACCGCTCTGGCCTCTGCCGTAGCGGCTCACGTCCAAGCCGCCTTCTCTAGCGAGAAAACGGTTTCCTCCGCCATCGACGCCGAAACCATCACCACCATCCATCAGATCAACGCAGCAAACTGGAGCTAACATGGACAAGGCCTTCAAGCCGCTTTCCGTCAAGATCGATACAGAGCAAGAGCTTAATGCTCTGATGCAGGTTCTTGACTGGGCGACCCGTCAGGGCGGCATTCAGGCGGCCACGCCCGTCGCCATCTTCGTCCAGAAGATCGAAGCCGCCCGCATCGAAGCCGCCCGCGACGAGGACAAACAACTCGCCCTCGTGGCCTAACAACACCTAGGGTCGAAACATGCTTGGGTTTTCGGCCCTATCAGAAACTGCACTTGCGGAACTGCCACTTGGCGCACTGTCTGCGACAGGTTCTGCAAGCGGTACTGGCGATGCGGCTGGTGTTCTTGCGGCTCTTTTTGATGGCGTAGGCAGCGCAAGCGGCACAGGATCAGCAGCAGGCGCTGGGCAGTTAAGCGCGGCGGGTGTCGGCTCAGCATCCGGTCTCGGCGCAGCAATCGGCATCCCGATCCTGCAAGGTGTTGGGCGTGCGTCGGGTGTTGGCGCTGCGCTGGGCATCATCACGTACTCGGGAACACGCCGCCGCATTTCAAAGATCACATCAGGCGGCGCAGCGCGGTTCTTCGGCCGACGCTCGGCATCTTAAAGGAGGCTGTTTTGAGCCTGCAATACTCGGTCACGGCGCGGAACAATAAGCTCGACTCTCTGGAGACGACGATTGGCGTGTCTCCCATCCTAACTATCCGAACAGGCTCGCCCCCGGCCAATTGCGCCGCCGCAAATACGGGAACCGTTCTCGCAACCGTCACGTTGCCCTCAGATTGGATGGCAGCGGCGTCTGGTGGAAGCAAGGCCAAGTCCGGCACCTGGCAGGACACGTCAGCGGACGCCACGGGCACAGCGGCGCACTTCCGCATTCATGACAGCACCGGCACGACTTGCCATATGCAGGGGACGGTAACCTCTGTTACTGTTGGGACGGGGGATATGCTGGTCGATAATACGAGCTTTGCCGCAGGACAGTCCTTCACCATCGGCACCTTCACAATCTCGACGGGCAACGCCTAGTGAGCATGCTTCTCCTCTATAACGCGGTCGGCGTCGGGTATGCCGCCATTACAGAGGCAGACGATACGCTGTCAGGCGCGGCAGCGCTCGCCCTCTTGGGCACTCTAACGGCAACGGAAGACGACGACACGCTGTCTGGCGCATCCGTTCTGGCTTTGTATGCAGAGCTTTCTATCACAGAGCCTGACGATACGATGACGACGGCCTCCACGCGCCGCATCCGCAAAATCCTTCGCAACGTTACGATGGGCGGCCACATCTAATGGCAGACAACGATACCCTCCCAGCAACCGGCAGCATCATTGCCTCCGATGATATAGGTGGCGTGAAGTATCAGCGCGTCAAGCTGACGTGGGGGCCGGACGGAACGGCCAATGACGCGGACGTTGCCACGGGAAAGCCTATCCCGCTGCAATTACGCACGGCCACAGGAACGGCTATCGGAACTGCAGAGGACGTGGCGTCTGCCGATGGTGACGGCGGAATTCCGATTCTTGTGCGGCGCGCGGCATCTCCCGCCAACACATCTGGAACTGATGGCGACTACGAAACCCTACAGATCAACGGGGGCGCCCTTTGGGTCAAGAATGTCCCCGTTGGCCATTCCGTAGCGGTCTCTGTCACGCGCACAGCAGACACGAACGTTTACGCCGCAAATGATGTTATAGGCGCGGCAACAGGTTCAACTGCGGCCCTGACCTGCGCCAACATGGGCGCCAGCGGCAGCACCATTATGATTACCGGGGCAGAGCTTCTGATTGAAGCCTCTTCGGTCATCAGCGGCGAAACGAGTTATCGGCTGTATCTCTACAACGTCACCCCGCCGAGCGCATCCGGTGACAATGCTGCATGGGATCTGCCTTCGGGGGATCGCGCCTCTTTCTTGGGCTTCATAGAGCTTGGAACGCCCGTGGATCTTGGCAGCACCCTTTACGTGCAAAACGCCAACATCAACCGCCAAATGATCCTGTCCGGTACAAGCCTGTTTGCTTATCTGGTTACTGTCGGGACGTACACGCCTACATCGGCCCGTGTTTACAAGGTCACCTTGCACTCCGTCGAAGTCTAACGGCATGCATCCGACCCTGAATTACATTCTGACGCGGTCGAAACTGCCCGCCGCTGTTGCGACATACGTCACGAGCACAGGGAGCGGGTCAAGCGGGTCAAGCTTTTCATTCTCCGCCACGTCGCTCGGTCAAGTTTCGCAGTCGCGGATTGTCGTGGTCGGCGTATCGGCGCGCATGTCCTCGGGCGGCGCCGCGGGCGTTACGTCTCTGACAATTGGCGGCACGGCGGCAACGCAGTTGGTACAAACGGCCGACACAACGACAGGTATCGTTGCTGGTCTCTATGCGCTCCAAGTCCCTTCAGGTGAGACAGCAACCATAGCTGCGGGCCTCTCAGGAACTGCACTTGCGTGCAACATTAGTGTCTGGGCTGTTGATGGAGCGCGTTCATCAACGCCGTTTACAACGGGATCTTCCACGTCGGACCCGGGGGCTGTTTCACTCACGTTCCCAGCCTATTCTACGGTTTTGGCCGTTGGCGGCTCTGACAATGCGCCACCCAACACCACATGGAGCAACGCAACAAAACGGTTTGATGGCGCAGCCGGTGGCGTCACGCATGCTGCCGCCGATAGCTTCTTCACTACTGCGCAAGTCGGCGTGAGCGTTTCGTGTGACTTCACAACAGCGACAAGTCCACGAACAGTGGCCGTCGTGTTCTCCCCTTGAGCGCAGGTTTCTGACATGGCTTTCAAGCCCGGACGCTATTACGTCAATTCTCCGTTGCGCCTGACAATTAACTTTCAGGACGACAGTGGAGACGACACGGACCCATCTACCATCACGTTGCGACTGATATCTCCGGCGGGCGTAGAGACAAGCTATGTCTATCTGACGGATGACGAGGTTCAGCAGACCGACGCAGGCGATTACACTTGCGACGTAACGCCAGATGAACCGGGGCGCTGGCGCTTTCGATGGGAGACGACGGGAGACGGCACCACAGTTGCATCAGAGGGCGATTTCCTTGTGCAAGACTCAGCCTTCTATGACACCAGCTATGTAGATTACGGCCCATGACAAACCCGGACAAGACGCCAGAAGAATTGGCCACAGCGGTTATGCGGCGACTGGGCCTGATCGATTTGCGCAAGCAGCCTAGTGCGCAGGAGCAGGCACACATCACCGATATCTATCTGGACAAGCACGAAGAGCTTTCGCACCAGAATTTGGTGTATTGGCCGACGACAGCGATTCCGCGCGCCGTGTTTGGTGCCATCACGCGTATCGTTGCTGAAGAGTTCTGCACCAGCGTCGGCCGGGATATACCAGTTGAGCAAGACGACGACGGCCAGCAGATGAGCATCGGAAATCATGGCCTACGTATGCTGCGCGCACTCATGGCGCGAGATGCGACGGGGCTCCCGATTAAAGCGGCGTACTTCTAGGCATGGCGATTGTTCTTCCTGCTCCGTCCGCCAGCTTTATTGGTCCAGACGGGCGCCCCGTTCATGATTGGTACGCCATCCTCCAGCAGTGGGCTGAAGCCTTCAACGCAACGGCGAACACGGGCAATAGCAGCGCCACCGACCTTGCGGCCCTACAGACAACCGTCGCAGAGTTGCCCGCAAGCATTGTCGAGATGGAAGCGGCGGCCTCGGTAGCGAAATTCGTGTCTCCCGGCCGTGCCCATCGACACCCCGGAGTTGCCAAGGCCACCCTTAAGTGCGGCGTGGCTGCTGACATTCAAACCTCTTACGGCGTGACTTCTCTCGTTGATACGGGGACGGGGCGCGTGACTGTGAACTTCACGACATCGTTCTCGTCTGCCGACTACACGATTGCGGCCTCCGCCCTCAACTCGACGGCGCGCGTTGTAACCGTCGAGTCGCAGGCGGCTGGCTCAGTTGGACTGCTTGCGACGGATGCTGCAGCGCCATCGACTGGTGACCCGACCAACTACTTTGTTTCCGCCTTCGGTGACCTATGAACCGTGATGAAGTTCTGGCCGCCATGCTGGTTGCCGGATTGATTGGGCCTCGGGTTTTGTTGCACCGGACAGCAACCGGGAACGTCGAGTTCCTTCTGACGTGTGGCCTGCCCGAAGCCCGGCGCACAAAGGCAATCTCGGTGGCGGGCAAGAAATCCTGCAAAGCCTCCAAGGCCGACGTGGACGCTGCAATCTCACTCTTGGGCGCGAATGGCTGAACCTATCCCCATCTCTCTTGGCCAAGGTTCCAACAAGGGCCGATATGGTCAGGAAGGCCTCACAGAGTTCGTCAACGTCTATGCCGAAAGGCTTGGCGAGGGCGGCAAGGTCGAGTGGCCTATTCACGCCATCAACGGATTGAGCACCTTTGCAACGCTGACGGGTGGCGGGGCGGTTCGCGGTGTCCTGGCTGTAGACGATACGCTCTTGGCCGTCTCTGGGCGGCGCATGTATGCAACAAACATCTTTGGCAGTCCGGTCACAGACGTTGGCGGCATTCCGTCTGACGGCTTCGTCACGATGGCGCGAAACCGTAAAACGCCCAACCCGCAAGTTGTGGTTGTCGCGTCTGGCGAATGGTTCATCTACCAGGCCGGAACGGTTACGCAGGGGGCTGATCCCGATCTCCCGCCGCCCGTCTGCGTGGTGGAGATCGACGGCTATTTTGTCTTCCCCACGAGTGATGGCCGCTGGTTCATTTCCTCCGTGGATGATGTGACTATCGATGGGCTTGACTTCACGGCGGCGCAATCAAGCCCTGATGCCAATGTGATGGCGGCGGTGCGCGGGCGGGAGCTGGTCATCTTCGGCCAGCGGTCGATGGAATTCTACGTCAACAACGCCGCATCAGAAGATTTTCCCTTTTCCCGCGTTCAGGCGGTCTCCATGGGGTGCTACGCGGGCGGGACGGTTGCCAAGATCGTTCTGCAGCCTACGGGCGGATCGGCCGCTGACAGCCTGATTTGGGCCGCTACGGACCACAAGGGCGGGTTCTCAGGGGTTCATGTTCTCAACGGCTATTCTGGGACGAAGATTTCAACAGCCGAGATTGACAGGCTAATCCGAGACGAAACCGACGTATCAGCCCTGCGTGCGATGGCATGGACTGAAGATGGGCACGCCTTCTACTGCATCAGCGGAACCAGCTTCAGCATGTGCTGGGATTCCGGCACCGGCCAGTGGCATGCGCGGAAGAGTTACGAACTCGACCGCTGGCGCCCGTCCTGCCACGCCCAAATTGGGCAGAAGCACGTCTTCGGGGACTACGCGAGCAACGTTCTTTACGTCTCAAACCCGGCAACCCTCACTGACGCTGGGGAAAGCATTGTTGCCAGCATCACTCTCCCGACCGTGCATATGGGTGCCAATCCGTTTCGCGTTAGCGCCGTCCATATCGATGCGTTGACGGGCGTTGGTACGGTGACTGGGGCGGCCTCCGACACGTCTCCGCAGATGATGCTGAGTTATTCCGACGATGGCGGGGCCAGCTTTGGAGGCGAGCGCATGATTGATTTGGGCGAAACCGCTCAACGTCATGTGCGCATCAAGGAACTGGCCTTTGGCCGGTTTGATACCAACGGCGTAATCTTCCGGCTTTCGTGGTCTGCGAACGTGGTTAAGGGTGTGTTGGGCATGTCCATTGAAGCCGATAAACTGAGGGCATAGCAATGAGCTTTCTGGGTGGGTTGATCGACAGCTTCACGGGCGAAGGCGCTAAGCGTAACATCCAAGAGGGGATGGACAAGAGTGCGTCCGCCCTGCAGCAGGGACGCGACCAGCAAACGAGCGCCATCCAAGGTGCTGGCACCGAAGCGCGGGGATACTATTCGCCATACGTAGCGGGCGGGCAGAAGTCTTATGGGCTTTACAACGACACGTTGGGCGTCAATGGCGCCGAAGCCCGCCAGAACGCGCAGAACATTTACAACTCTGACGACATGTTGGCCCAGAACCGGGCCTATGATCTCAAGCGCTCGGGCTGGCAAAAGAATGCCTCGGGTGATTTCAACAGTGGGACTGCGGCTCTTGCTGACAGTCGCGTCCGCATGCGTGGATATGGCGACTGGCAGAACCGTTTGATGCAGGGCGGCCAGACGGGGCTGCAGGCGGCCTCAGGCGCGGCAGGCGTCGCCCAGAACGAAGGAAACGCGCTTGCTGGCGCCTATGGCGGTTATGGGCGTGATCTCGCCAACGTATACTCGCAGGGCTACGGCGGGCTTGCGCAGGCCAACAACACATTCGCACAGAACCTGATCGGAACGGCTGGCACGCTGGTCCGCGCGTTCAACCCGCTTGGTGGCATCAACTACATCTCTCCCAACGGCGGCAGCGCACAAGGCGGAAAGCCCTAAGCCATGGCCAATCCCTACGCCCTAGACTTCAATCCGCTGGCATCAGCGATCACAGACAACCAGCAGCTTGACCTGGCAAGGAATAGACTTGCCATGGATCAGAAGAGGCTGGGGTTTGAGGAGCAGCGGCTTGGATTCGAAACGGAGCTACAGCCGTTTCGCGTACAGGGCGCGAAGCTGAACAACCAGCAGGCTGAGCAGGGCATCAAGACTGGGCGACTTGAGTACGAGAACGCCGTAGGGAAGACCTTTGGTGGCGTTGCTCAGAACATTTCGGAGCGGCTTGCCAAGAACCCGAACGACGCAAGCGCAATTGCCGACTGGAACGCATGGGCCAACCATCCGCAGTATCGCGACTATTTCGCAAGCAAAGGCATTCCGGCCAATGACCCGTTGCGGGGCTCGCAGGCCGTGCTGATGCATGTGCGCGGGTTCCAGGACCCACTTGTAGCGGAAGCAAAGCAGGCGGAAATCGCAAAGGACAAGGCGCAGGCTGGTCTGTTCACCTCGCAGGCGACTGCGGGCAGGTTTGTGCCGCTGCCGGAAAAATCTCGCGGCGTCCTTGACGCGAAGACGGGCAGGATCATTGGTGCCGAGACCGCTGACCGCACCCAGCAGCAGTTTGATGAGAACTACGCGAAAGAGGTGGCTCCGAAAGCGTATCAAGAGGCCTCAAAGGCATACGCCGACGCCAATGACGCGCACATGACGTACAAGACCATGCTGGACTTGGCGCCCTACGCAAAAACTGGCTTCACAGGTCCAGTGCCCCCGGAGGCAATGCTGACGCTGCGCAAGATAGGCGCATCGATGGGCGTGTTGAACGCCGATACCATTGCGCCGACTGAAATCTACAAAGTGCTGGCGCAGAAAGGTGTGTTCGAACTTACCAAGTCACTGAAGCCAGCCTCCAACCTTGATATGATCGCGAGCGAAAAGGCAACGGCCAGCCTGCAGTCAGATCCGACCACACTCCCCGTCGTTCTGCCGATGCTCATGCGCATCCAGCAGCGTTCTATGATGTTGCGCCAAGCAGAAATGGAGGCCTACAAGTCCGGTCGCCCTCCAAACACCAGCGCCATCATGGCAGAAATAGACAAGCGCTTGCCTCTTATGAATATCAACGGCCAAGCGGGTCAAATTGACGGCCAGGCCGGAGGCCCCCGCGTCAATAAGGCCGATACTGACCGCCTTCCGCAACCAGGTCAGCCGCAGCCGGAAGCGCCGATGCAGGCGCAGGGATGGACACCTGAGCAATTCGCGCAGGCTCCAGACGGCACCAAGACGCCGAATGGGAAATTTATCAAGCGCGGTGGCACCCTTGTCCCTGTTGGTCCCGCAGGTACGCGTGATAATCCCCGCGAATACTCCCTCTTCGGCGGAGAAGAGCCCGCAGAAGGCGACTTCGTGCAATGGAACGGTAAGATTTACCAGAAGCGCGGAACGGGCTGGCGCAGCTTGGTTCCGGTGCAGGGGCAGTAATACATGGCTGATGCGATCGACGTTGGCGGCCTGACGCCTGAGCAGCTTGCGGAGCTCACGGGCGCTCCGCCCCCCGTTCAGCAGGCGCAGCAAGCCCAGACGGGGCCGATTGATGTCTCGCGCATGTCGGCTCAGCAGCTTGCGGAACTTACTGGTGGAGAAGTTGCGCCCGGAACGAACCTCACGTCGAATGCAGAAGCCGCCGCCCGACTGTTCTATAAGCATCTGACCTTTGGGACTGAGCCCTTCGCAGACAAGGCCCGC